TCAACAATAGGAAAGGGATATGACTTATGAGTTACCATATAATTCCAGTGAATGATTTAGAATTACATTCAGAGACACCTGATTGTCATTGCAAACCAGTTATTCAAGTTACAGTAGCTGCAGTAACAATAACGTACAACAGATTGGAATTAACAAAAAGGACAGTTGAAAGTTTTCAGAGTAAGACATCAGTGGACTATCATTTATTTATTGACAATGGCAGTACTGACGGCACAAAAGGATTCCTGAAAGTACATAATCATATCTTACTTGAAAAGAACTACGGTATTGCTTATGCTTTCAGGGAGGCAGTTATTAAATTACAAGAGTATGACTTTATCCTCAAACTGGATAACGATATTGAGACAGTAACGCCGGATATAATAAACAGGATGTTGGAGTTTTATCAGTTGAATGGTCATGGTTATGTCTGTTCGCCTGTCGACCTGGCTCTAGACCCGGCATTTGCTCCGGCATCACTAGGTAAGAAGAATCTTAATGGGTTCAACGTTAATTACGTCACGCACACGGGTGGGGCATTTCAGTTGATCCCGTATTATATTTGCCGCAGGATGGTCGATGACTACCGGCATCTGAAGTATGGCGACTATATGATCGGGAAATATTACCGGAGGTTGAGTTATAAGCCTGTCTATCTGACTGATCTGGAGATACGCCATATTGGATTAAATCAATCATGTGAGAATTATGTCTTATGACCTTATCATAGTATCACAAAGCAAAGGTAGTCTTATCCAGGTTACTCAGAACTGTATTGACTCGGCACGAAGGGACGGGGCAGAACTGAATATCATTATTGTTGAGACAGGACAGCCATACAAGTATGATGTTGATAAGATCATTGAGTATAATGGTGCGTTCAATTATAACCGTGCCTTGAATCTTGGTTTAAAATATGCCAAAGGAGATATTCATATACTTGCAAATAATGATATTATCTTTCATCCAGGGTGGTCACAGATAGGGGATTTGATGAAGTCAAACGGTTATCATAGTGCTTCGGTTCTGAGCCAGGATGCCAGACAAAAAGACTTCCAAAGAGGTGATTTTGTATATGAAGGTTATCGAATTGGTTATCATCTTACCGGCTGGTGCATATTTGTTGATGCTTTCTGTATTCAGGAGATCGGTAAGTTAGATGATTCGGTTGCCTTCTGGTATTCCGATGATCTTTATGCCTGTCAGTTGCAGTCGGCAGGTATAAGACATGGATTATTCTGCAATATACAAGTTGACCATATAACCAGTAGTACATTATCTGTTCAGAACGCACAGATACAGAGACAATATAAGCGCAGTGAGTTGAGTACATTTAACCAAAGAAAACAGTATTATGCCAAAAGAGAAGGAACATACAAAGATTATTCCGAGAATATACAAGCGGAAATATGAAGACATAGGGATGTTTTTCTATATCGAAGGGCAGTTGAAGATTGTCCCCACGTGTACCGTAGAGCAATCCCTTTGCAGTTATTTCCGGTTCGTAGGTATAGAGAATTACAATCTTGAATCGGCTGTTGTGACATTCTCCAAGATGAGAAGTGAATATATTGATTTGAAATACGATGAAGTTACCCAGAAGACTCTCAGCCATACTTGAGGCAAAACAGAACTATATTGATTCGCAACGTACAAAATTGGAAAATACCGTTGTGAAACTTCAGAGTAAGTTACTGAGCGATGTCATCAAAGAGATCACCCCGGAACTGGATATTAAAGGTGGAATCATACAGGACACGCCGAATAATTACCGTTTAATTTCTTCATTAGATAAAGTATATAAGGGATTTCAGTCAGAGGCAGGTGAGATAGTTTTGGGTCAAATGGTGGCAGGGACATCGAAGATAGCGGAACTGACTGCGGATTATTTCATTGCTGTTGGCGGACTGCCTGAGAAGTTTGAAAAGATCATTGCCACAACGAATAAGATGATGAACCTCAGGATCGGTCTGAATGGTGGTAAACTGGTCAGGGGTGGTTATCTGGAGTCATTCTTTAACTCGAATACCATTGGATTGGATTTAAAGAATATGACATCAAAAGCAGTTACATCGCAGATGAACATGAGAGATTATGTTACTGACCTGGGTAATATGATCACCGGATCAGAAGAATATAAGGGTGGTCTAGAGAGACAATTTCAGAGATATGCTTATGACTTGTATCAGCAATACGATGCGGCATATAACCAGACACTCGGTAATGAGTTTGGGTTCACGTATTTCATCTACCAGGGAGGTCTGATTGATGATTCGAGGGATTTCTGTGCGGCACATAACAATAAGGTTTGGAGTATTGAGGAGATGAAGACTTGGGACACATGGACGCCCGCACAAGGCGAATACCCTCCTGGATATAATGTTAAGGCAAAAGACATTTACTCAGTTCCCAGTTATTTAGGTTATCCTGGTTATGATCCCGGCATTGACAGGGGTGGTTATAACTGTCGTCACGCACTGGGATGGATTGGAGATATTTTGGCTTTTGAGATGAGACCGGAATTAAAAGAAAAATAAATTTTTTTATTTCAATTATTGTTTTTATATTTGTATTGATGTTTCTGCGAGGACACAAAAAAATAGACGGTTATAACCATAAAGCCTCCTTGTTTCTCGCAGAACTGGGAGGCTTTTAAATTAATATTAATTAAGATGAAAACAGAAATTATTTTAATCACACCCGAAAAGGCAAAATTATTACTAGACAATAACTCAATGGATCGAAGTGAATTATTCTCCAGAAGTCACCCATTAATTGTAAGTGAATCATTGTATAAAAGTTACCCATTATAAATAAGTGAATCAAATTTGAAGTGATTAATTTAATAAAACCCCAAGATGACAAAAACAGCATTAAAAACAAGATTAAGAAAAGAGCAGAATGGTTTATGTTCTGTTTCGGCAAGACATTTAGCCGAGGAAACCAGGTTATTCGATACAGACCGTATTGAACCGAAAGCAAAAGGAGGCATATACACGGATGAAAATACTCGTGTTCTTGATCCGGTGATGCATATGAAACGACACTCCGTTTATCGGGAAAGAACTCCTGAACTCACAGAATTGAAAGTACTAATTGATGGTCGGGAACAGATCAGGAAATTAATGAATTCCGTTAATAACCGATTACTTGCTGCAAAAAGAGGTACAGATCAGATGGACTCAATTACTGAGATATGGTTAAAATCCCAAGTCAAAGAGACAAGTAAACAACTTGGAAAACAAGACAGGAGAATTCATAAGTATATCAAAGGATTAAAAATGCCTATTGTAAAAGTGGCACTTAATATTAAAGGATTAGGTGCAATGACAATAGCATATATGTTGGTATATATTGACATCACAAAAGCTGAATATGCCTCGTCACTATGGAAATATGTCGGATTTGATAAACCAAGTCACGAGAGATATACCAAAGGAGAATCCGGTGGCGGGAATAAGACGTTAAGAACTGTTCTTTATACTATGGCTGATTCAATGATTAAGACACGAGCAGTTTACCGGGATGTCTATGATGCTGAAAAGAATAAATTGGAAAGTAGTATGAAGATTACTAAGTCACGAAATACTCAGGGTAAATTGATTGAATGTATGTGGAGTGAGACAAAACCATGTCACAGGCATGGAGCAGCAATGCGAAAGATGATAAAGCATTTTTTGGCTGATTACTGGTATGTTGCACGGACATTAGAAGGACTACCAACGCCGGATTTGTATGTTGAGGCAAAATTGGGACATACCGGAATAGTAAAGCCGAAAGAACGTGGATGGGTTTATTAATCACAATGAATTATATACTCAAAGGTTGAAAGTGAATCAAAGCATGGAAGTTACCCAGGTTTTATAAGTGAATCATTTGATATAAGTTACCCACTAACTATAAGTGAATCATTGTACAAAAGTTACCCAAAATTTAAAAGTGAATCACTTTGTTGAAGTTACCCAAAAAGAATAAGTGAATCATTATCGTAAATATAATCACAGACCAAAAGTGAGCCTCTCCATACCGGAGGGGCTTTTTTAATTTAACATTAAATTAATTTACAATAGACATTAATACTATAAATTTGTAAAACTAATTAGTTAGTTATGCAAAAGAAAGTAGAATTAATGGTTGGTAACCGCAAGATACGTTGTATGGAGCATATGGTTGCTTACATGATACAACATGGTGCTACACGGGAGAAGCGGATATTAAAAGATGTCCCGAAGGAATTACTCAAAGTTCCTGATCTAAAAAAAGTCGATCCATTACCAAACATGAAGACGGAAGCAAAAGCACCACGCAAGGCACCAGTAAGGTCAAAAGCAAAGAAATGACTAAAGAACTAAAGTCTAAAAAGACAGGGCGTATATCCATAATCTCTGATGAGGATTATGCTATGATGGTA